TTGCACTAAAGAAGTATAAGTATTTAAAATGGTCTTATACAAGTTTTCTGTGGGGGATGACTACCGCAATTATAATTTTTATCGTACAAAATACAATTTAGGTTATTTAATACAATGATTGAGCAAAAAACATATCTTGGCAATCCTTTACTCAAATCTGCATATGTTCCTCAGAATTTTTCAGAGGAACAGGTTGAAGAGTATATAAAATGTCAACAAGATCCTCTTTATTTTGTCAACAAACATGTAAAAATTGTTTCGGTTGATGAAGGATTAATCGAATTTGATGTTCGTGATTATCAAGAAGACATGATCAACAGATTTCATAATGAGAGATTTGTGATTTGTAAGATGGCTCGGCAATCTGGTAAGTCAACTACAATTCTTGCATACCTTCTTCATTACATTCTTTTTAACGAGAATGTTTCGGTTGCAGTTCTTGCAAACAAAAAAGCAACTGCAATGGAACTTCTTGGAAGATTACAACTTGCATACGAACATATGCCCAAGTGGTTGCAACAAGGAGTTTTAATATGGAACAAAGGAAACATTGAGCTTGAAAACGGCTCGAAAATTCTTGCTAGTTCGACATCTGGATCTGCAATTCGAGGTGGTTCTTTCAACATCATCTTCCTAGACGAATTCGCATTCGTTCCTTCCAATATCTCAGAAGAGTTTTTCAGTTCAGTATATCCTACTATTTCTTCTGGTAAAACTACAAAAGTATTCATCGTTTCTACGCCAAACGGAATGAATATGTTTTACAAATTGTGGACAGATGCAGAAGAAAAACAAAATGATTATTCTCCCATTTCGGTGCATTGGTCACAAGTTCCAGATCGGGATCAAGCATGGAAAGATAAAACGATACGAAATACCTCAGAACGCCAATTTCAACAAGAGTTTGAATGTTCATTTCTTGGTAGTTCTAATACGTTAATTTCGACTGAAAAACTTATGTCGATGCCGTTCAAAAATCCTATTTTTCAATATGAAGGATTGGATGTGTATCAAGAACCAATTACTAACCACACTTATGTAATGGTATGTGATGTTTCTAGAGGAGTTGGTTTAGACTATTCTGCATTTTCAGTTGTTGATGTGACTAAACAACCTTATCGACAAGTTGCAAAATATCGAAAGAATGATATTTCACCAATGTTATATCCAAACGTGATTTACACAACCGCACAGAAGTACAACGAAGCATTTGTTTTAGTAGAAGTAAATGACATAGGACAACAAGTAACCGATATTCTTTATCATGATTTAGAATACGAAAATATGATGATGGTTACAATGCACGGCCGGAATGGTCAACAAATTGGTAGTGGTTTTTCAAAGAATGTATCAATGGGAATTCGTACAACAAAACAAGTTAAACGAATCGGTTGTGCAACTCTCAAGGACTTGATTGAGAGAAATAATCTACTCATTGAAGATTTTGATACGATTAGTGAGTTGACAACTTTTATTGGAAAGAGTACTTCATGGGAAGCAGATGATGGAGCTCACGATGATTTGGTTATGACAATGGTTCTGTTTTCTTGGTTAGTACAACAACGATATTTTAGAGAATTAACAGACCAGAATATACGAGAAAAAATGTTTGCGGAACAAATGAAGATGATTGAAGAAGAGTTGGTTCCATTTGGAATTATTAATGATGGTAATGATCCAGATGAATATCAAATTCCAGGCGATGATAATCTCTGGAAACCTGCTGGAGATAAAAATCAGTATGAGTATTTTTAGAGGTATTCTTTTTTCTTAGATTCAGATTCAAATCCAAAATCGTCTTGTTCTTTTGTCACTTCAGTATTCAACAATAAAAGTAACGCATCTATTTCTTTTTCTAATTCTGGTCTAATATTACGAAGTCGAAAAAGATATTTAATACTTTCTTTTTCAATCATTTCTTTACTAATACGAACTGAACTATAACTTTTTTTATTTTGACTTTTGGTTTGAAGTTCTAAATGTTCTGGATTTACACAACCATTGTTTTCACAGGTTTGATGAACAACCATATTTTCAGCGATATTTCCCTTGTGTAAAAGATAAGAAAATCGATGTGCGGGCATGGATTTGCCAAAAATAGAAAACATACCATATCCCTGTTTTTGTCTAGCTGCATTCCAAACGTGACAGTCATTGGTTTTATTGACTTTTGCATTAAACCGATCTATAGCTTTTTGAGGAAACTTCATATTTACTTTACACTAAATATTATTCATCAATTATGAATATTTATAAATATTCCATAGAGTAATATAACATTACGAAAAAAACTCAAAAATTTTAATGGAGAACGAATATGCCCTTTCAAGTAAGTCCAGGCGTTAATACCTCAGAAATTGACCTGACGAATGTAGTAGTCGCTGCAGGAACCTCAGTTGGTGGGTTCGCCGGAAGATTTCACTGGGGCCCAATCGAAGAAGTGACTTTGGTTACGGACGAAGATAATCTGGTAGATCAATTTAGAAAACCAGACGACAATAATTATGAACATTTTTTCACGGCCGCAAATTTTCTGTCTTATACGAATGCATTAAATCTTGTTCGTGCCGCAAATACGACTTCAGGTAATGCAGCTGCACCTCTTAATGCTGCCGCAAATACAGCCGCATACGTTAATGTTCAAATCAAAACATCAGAAGACTATTACACCAATTACGATCCAGAACAAGGTGGAGCAGAAGGTGGTGGTATATCTGGTTACGCAAATGACGGATGGGCAATTGCAAAATGGGCAGGAGATCTTGGAAATAGTTTAAAGGTATCCATTTGTCCAGCAGATAGACCATCCGCAGACTTAACTGGAACAGTTGCATGGACACAATCAACTGGTGCTCTTGCAGGAACAGGGACTTTATTTGATATAGAACTAAGAGTGGGTGATGCGTTAGCAATTACTGGTGAAACAGGAAAACATATTGTTACTGCTATTACTTCTAACGTTGCATGTGTTGTATTTTCAACAAGTTCATCTGATAGTGCTGATGTCTCTGCAACCTCAGCTACACGCCAAAAGAGGTCTGCATTTGCTACAGCTTCTGGTCTTATGAAAGGAACCGTTTCGGTAACTCTTGGTAGTTCTACTGTAACTGGATCTGGTACTTTGTTTGATACACAATTCGTAGTTGGAGATTCAATTGTTATTGGTGATGAAACTAGGAGAATAAAAACACTTACATCAAATACTGTAGCGGTAACTGATACAAATTGGGATGCAACTGCATCTGCACAAGCATATTCAAGAGAATGGGAATATAAAGGTTCATTTAACGAAGGCGCACCTACAACATCCACACATGCAGCTGACAAACTTATGTCAATGGACGAAATTCACGTTGCAGTTGTTGATGAAGATGGGGATTGGTCAGGAACAGTAGGACAAGTTATAGAAGCGTGGCCGAATCTTTCTGTTGCAAGTGGTGCAAGAGATGATCAAGGAGAAGATATTTTTTACAAAAATTATCTCAACAAATATTCCAGATATATTTGGTGGTTTAATCATCCTTCAATTACTGGAATTGCTGCAACTGCAACGGCACAAGACCTTGCAGGAAATGGAACTCTTTTTACTAATTCAATTACTGGTGATGCAACTTTGCGTGCTTGGGGTGCAACAGCTGATGCAACAGGAGCACAAACCGCCGACGAATATGCAAATCCTTCTCGACCTTACACATTAAGTATGCAAGGTGGAGCAGACGGAACTGCACCAAGTGCAGCAGATCTTATTCGTGCATACGATAAACTGAAATCAGCAGAAGATGTTGATGTTTCATTGTTGATGTGTGGAAATCATGCTTCAACAGTTGTTCAACATTGTATTGGAAAAATTGCAGAATCACGTAAAGATTGTATTGCATTCTTTTCACCAGAATACGCTGATGTTGTTGGTGCTTCAAGTTCTTCAGTTGCAACCGATAACGTAATTGATTATCGTGATACTGTTAATAAGAACTCTTCTTATGGAGTTATGGATTCTGGTTGGAAACAAATGTTTGACAAACATAACGACAAATTACGTTATGTTCCTCTGAACGGAGATACTGCTGGAACTTGTGCAAGAACTGATGCAGATCGTGATCCTTTCTTTTCTCCTGGCGGTTTTACTAGGGGTCAAATTAAAGGTGTTGTAAAACTTCCTTTCAATCCAAAGAAAGCAGAACGTGATAAGTTGTATCAAGCACAGGTTAATCCAATTGTTTCGTTCCCAGGCGAAGGTACAGTCCTTTTTGGTGACAAAACACAGTTGACAAAACCATCTGCATTTGATCGAATCAATGTACGAAGGTTATTCATTCTTCTGGAAAAAGCGATTGCGAATGCAGCTCGATTCCAGTTATTTGAATTCAATGATGAATTTACACGTTCACAATTCGTTTCGATGGTTGAACCTTTCTTGAGAGATATTCAAGGAAGAGGTGGGATTCAAGATTTCGCTGTTGTGTGTGACGCTTCGAATAATACACCTCAAGTTGTAGATGCGAATCAGTTTAGGGGAGATATTTTTGTTAAACCTTCACGAGCAATCAACTTTATCCAACTCAACTTTGTTGCAGTTAGAAGTGGTGTGGAATTCTCTGAAGTCGTTGGTGCTGTTTAATATTTTGGACATAAATAATTAAAACAAAGTTTTTTGGAGAAATAACAAATGGCAGCTGTAGGACATACCTCACTTTCAAAATTTAAATCGGCTCTCACGTATGGGGGAGCCCGACCTAGTTTATTTGAATTTACTGTTACTTCTACACCAGATGGAGTAGATAATTCTCTTTCAGATGTTAATTTATATTGTAACGTATCTGCATTGCCAGGTTTAACTTTAACACCTATCGAAAGACAATATTTCGGTAGAACTGTAAAGATTCCTGGCGATTTAGTATTTGCGGATTTAACTACTACTATTATCAATACTGAAGAATATAATGTAAGAAATGAAATTGAAAAATGGATGGAACATATTAATAGTACTTCTGATAATTATGGTCAAGCAACAATAGGGTCGGTAACTAATTTTGGAACTGGAACTGCAAAATTGGTTCATTTTCAAAAAGATGGTAAAAAATCCATGACTTATGAATTTGTAGACATTTGGCCTACAACATTATCAGAAATTGCACTTAGTTATGATACTGCAAGTGATATAGAACAATTTGATTGCACATGGACATACAATTATTTCACAACACCTCTGAGTAGCGGTGTAGCTCAAACTTACTCGATGAACCAATAGGATAAGAACATGACATTTACAGTTTCAAATTTTAAATCAAACATGGCAAAGGCGGGAGGTGGAGCTCGACCAAGTTTATATAAAATTACAATAAACAATTCACAACAAGGTTCATTGGGATTAAATGAATATGAAAGTTTTCTTGTCAAAGCCGCTT